GAGCCTGGTAAGGGAGCCTGGAGCCTGGTAAGGGAGCCTGGAGCCTGGTAAGGGAGCCTGGAGCCTGGTAAGGGAGCCTGGAGCCTGGTAAGGGAGCCTGGAGCCTGGTAAGGGAGCCTGGAGGCTAGTAAGGGAGCCTGGAGGCTAGTAAGGGAGCCTGGAGGCTAGTAAGGGAGCCTGGAGCCTGGTAAGGGAGCCAGAAAACAGACAGTTTCACAGTTTCACAGTTTCACAGTTTGAGAGGTAGCTATGAGAATCGGGATCGAGTTTTTCGTTGTCACGGATTCAGTGACAAACAAAAAAGGTCTGCGTATATACCCATACGTCGAGGCAACGGAGAAACAAAAGACAGTTTTAGCTGCTGGCGTAGCAATAATTTTGTTTGCAGGATCATTGCTTTTCTTATCTTGCCAAACACCTGACCCTATTATCCAACCAACCGTAAATCTATTCCCATGAAATCAACATTGCGTTGGTTATATCCTGAAGGAGCGTCAATTATCGACGCTATGCTATTCTCACGTGAAGAAGTAAGCAGCACACAGGACGAGTTTACAGAAATAGCAAACAAGCATCTAACGATCCTCGATCAGATACACGACATTCTAAAAGCACCAGAGATAACTCATCCCTGGTGGCATATCTATCTACGTGAAGAGGAAAAGCCATTTTTGGTGTGCTATCCTTTTGGACTCGCAAAGACAAAGCCGTACAACGTGCGTATGTGTATGGATCGTTGTGAAAACAAAGAAATATATGAGGTTGAAATTGCCATACGCTACAACTTGCCTGGCAGTGGATATACCAATATCTTCCGACCAATTATATGCGACGGATATTTGTCTGTCGTGGATTATCACAGTGTTGCAGCATCTACGCAAGCTATTTTTCACAGCTTGTTTCCTGATCACACTGCCAATATGATGCGCTACAATCCTGAAGTGTTATTCGATAGTGTCAGCGACTACTCAAGTCAACGAACGATACTACCAGTTTACAACACACATAGGAAAAAGGCACTGCAATGAAAATCAGCAATAAACTCTATAAACGAGTACAGGTAACCCTGCTAACCAAGCTCGCAGACGGTTCTTTGTTGTGGCCTGATGAAATAGCATACGTCGAGGCAACACCTAAACAAATTGCCTATGCTCACCCCAGGTGCGAATCGTGCCATCACTTTGATGAGTTCGGGGACTATTGCAAACGTCAAGCAAATAACAAAAAACATCCACAAGAATACTGTTCACAACACACATCATTATTGGAGCCTTCTGATGAAATCTCGTAAAGCAGTCACCATTACGTTATCGCAAGCAGCTATTGATGCGCTTGCAGTACTTTCAGCCCTCGATCATCGTAGCAAGTCGCAGCAGCTTGAGCATTTGATATTTGATGCAGTCGAAAAGAAAAATGTCAACGTGCCAGGCTATGCACCTACGAACAAGGTAGAAGAAGTAAAGCCAGAGCAGACAAAATCATTTGAGAGCATTGAAAGCTCCTATACGACAAATGGAACGATCGTATGAACAAGAAACTAGTTCGCCAGATCAAAGTGTCTATGGCACTAGTTACATCTAGTCTCTTGGCACTCAGCTCTATAGTGCTTGTCTACAAAATCGCGGTCAACGGTGATTATGTAACAGGTCTTCCAACATGGCTCAATATCGTTGTCACATTATGTCTGCTCGCACTCGGCGTAACATTCGCAAGGAGTATTGACGATGAACCACCAACAGAGCAATAACAATAGCAAGCCCACTCCAGAAGCGTATGTCAATCGTTACATACGCTTCGATCCACCTTCACGTATGCCCAGTCTATTGTGTCCCTGGAGCAATAGCGTACAGGAAGTCATAAATAGTTCTATGCGAATAGGCTGCGCTGTACTCGATGTGTATCAGCCAGTGAAAGCCACTGAGATACGTGGTACAAATGCCAGGATGATGGTACGTGATTTTGTCAAGCCACCAGTTCGCGGTTTAGGTCTTTACGATCAATTTTGCGTGTTTGAGCTTGACGATGAAGAATCAGCGTACAAGTTTATGGATGCGGTACTGTCAAAGACTGAGCATATAGGCCATAAAATCGAATATCTTGAAGGCAATACCGATCGCTGCAAGAGATTCGTGGTGCGATCAAAAGATGGCTATGTGCTTTACTGTACGACGAGCATCGGATCTAGATTCGATCCTGATAATGACCAAGCAGCCGACCTATTCATTCACTGGCAGATTGACTACTATGCTCCGCGCAAGAGGAAATCAAATCACTCGACTACGGATCGCAACCTATTTGACAGTGCAACGGCTGCTTGACGAAGGATCGCAGCCCTCAGCAAAAGAGGCATTGAGGTATGTCATAGCCAAGGCCTATCAGAAAAATGTTCCTACAGGTTACGATCATTTGTGTAACTTCGACCGAATCTATCGAGCATACAGGATTTTCAACTCCAGGCACAAGACGATTATCCAGAGTTACGTTGTCTAAGAAACCACAAGAAACAAAGACAGATGCAAGCGTGACGATAGCACGATGATTTATAGCCCCGTAGAGCGCAGTCTACGGGGCTATTTTACTTTATAGCTCCCTTATCACCTGATCACGCGAGAATCATATAGATGAAAAAAAGCAATCGTAGCACATATAGTATGGTCGGTGTGGTGCGCTGGCTCATGGGCAAGCATCGTAGCAAGCCTAGCGAAACTGTGAATGCTGTTATTCCCCTGAGAGATAGAGAAGTGTCTTCGTTGTACGACGACAATCCCGATAGAACCAACCTGCGTGTTCGCAAACGTAGGCATGGGCGCAGCGCACCGATAGATCATGTAGCCCACGAAGAACGCCGACACGAACGTATCAACTTATCAAAGTGGCTTTGTGAACCAATACGAGATCACAAAATCAAACCGTTACGGTTACGGTAACGTATGGAGTCCGCAGTATCGCGGTTCTGCAAGCGTAGTGGGTGGACTGAGCGAGCCTTCAGGTCGTTTTGGCTGTTTGATTGTTGGTACACGTCCTGATCCTGGCACAAATGAAGAATCGTATTGTGCAGTTTATAGTGCAGCTAACAGGGCAGCAAACTATTTATTCCCGTATGCTCCACTGAGTGAGAGCTATGAATACGGTGATATATCATCGTTGTTCAATTACTATGTATCAGGTGTTCGCGCTAACGCTATCCCTGAATACTATCCCTACAAGAATGAAAAGGGAGTAGTAGTTAATAAACACAACATGGCGGCTGTAATCAAATGGCTACAAGAGCGTATTCCTGCTCTTAAGAAGTACGCCAAGCCAGATGAGTTTATCAATTATATGTTCTACCACGCAGCGAACCTGTATAATCAGGATATGAAGAACTTTCGTCCTGATTTGTTGTGGCCTATTACGATTGATAGTCGCAATCCCGGTCAGCCAGTGATGACTGAGTACTTCAAGAAAAAACAAGGTGAGATTCGAGAAGAATCTAATAAGGGAACAGGCATTGTTTCTGGTGTAAACGACTTGCTTTCTAATGTTTTGACGGTCATCGTTGTTGGTACAGCGATTTATTTCCTTGCACCAATAATTTTCTCACGTCGCTAATGAAGACGTTAGTAAGAAATATCGGCAATGGCGATTCAGCGATCATGAAAACACTTGATCACATGATTCGCCTGGCTCGACGTGACGCTAGAACACCAGATGTGAAGACTTTGGCAAAGCGATTGGCTTCCTCATGTACGTCTAGTGACATTAACTACCAAGAATACTGCAAAGTAAAGGCTGCATTCGACTGGGTAGTAGACAATATCACGTATCGTTTTGATCATCAACACGTACAAGATTGGATCGAAGTCGATAACCCTAATACCACGGAGTTCCTCATCGCACCAAAACACCAACTTGGTGTGCTTGTAGGTGACTGCGATGATATGTCAATGATGCTCGCTGCTCTTTTAGGTGCGATGGGCTTTAGTGTCAAGTATAAGGTTATCGCATGGCGTGGTCAAGAATACACTCATGTGTATGTCGAGGTTCTAATGCCAAACGCTGACGGTGAATACCGTTGGGTTCCTATGGATCCTGTTGCTGGCAAAAACGGTTTTGGCTGGGAAAAAGCCCCTGTAATTCGCAAACATCACGTAGACGTATTCTGAGGTAATCATGTGTAACTGCAATAATGGCGTTAATGGTCTTGGTATTGACATTGATTGGACGAAAATCGGTGTACAACAAGCATCAGATATCATTAAAAGGCTGCCAAATGAAGATTTGGTGACGATTCTAAAGGGCTTGCCTATTGATATTCAGCGTCAAATCTGTCAACAAGGCGTTACGCAAGAGGTAACTAGCTACATCCCTTGGATCGTAGGTGGTGGTGCTGTATTGCTTGTAGCATATTTCTTGATGAAGTAACGCTATGACTGTTAAGCAGTACCTACAAGGTGCAATCAATTACATGAAAGCGACGTTACGTCCTACTGCATCTATTGAAATCGCTGAGGATAGGTACTCAAAATGCTTGCAGTGCGACAAAAGAGCCACCTTTCCTCGTGAAAAATGCTCGTTATGTAACTGCTATTTGCCTCAAAAGACGCTTTTGGTAGATCAACACTGTCCCATAGGACGCTGGTAATGAAACTTGTAACGCTTGAAGACAACTTTGGATCGCTTTCTGCTCCTACTAAGGGATCAGGATTGATCACATCGTCATCACCATCGCAGAATAGCCCTACATCGTTGCGTAACGAAGTTCCGCACTTCTCTTGGCTTAACAACGATGATGTGTTGTATGATGCACTTGGTAGCGTTAATACACGAGTGCCAGGATCAGCATTTGGACTAATAATGCCAGAAACAACTAATAATTCTGGCTTTGGATTGTTCCGCAATCGTCACGACCGACCTATCGTCGTCGTTACAGAGACATATTCAGGCGATAACACAAATCCGATGTTCCGAAACCTGCAAGAAACAGGTGCATGGGGCAACGATCCAGTCATTATTGAAGTACCTCGTGGTGAGGGTGGTGGTTACATGGAACGTACCATCTTCCCAAATATCCGCAACAAGGTCATTCCAGCATTGACGCGATTAGAAAATGAGGGAGCGAGTAATCGTTTGATCCTTGTCAAGATCGTAGGACGTCCAAGAACGTGGCGATATTTCGGTGAATTGGCCTTGCAATACGCAGAACTTGCGGTAAACCTGGCTATGGACTACGCAGCACCGTATGTAGGAAAGTTCCTAGACATCCCCGTAAGCGATTTTCTGAATCTTAAGCCATTCATCACATCGCTTGTTAAGGATCAACCAGTAGATATTGGAAGCCTGGCACAAGCTGCAAGCCTTGTAGTGCCGTCAGACATACGACCGACTCTCGGTAAGGCTGCTGAATTCTATCAGAACGTACAGCAAGGTCAATATACGGCAGCAGCTAAAGACCTCGGTGTTGATCTTAGTGGTGTAGATCGTATTCTAAATGACTTTGCCTCTGATGTGCCTGACGTAGCTGCTAAGACAGCACAAGGTATTTACATCATGGACACGATCAACCAAGTTCGTGGATCAATTAGAAGTGGTACAGCCAAGCAAGAAATCATCCAGAATGGCACGATCACAAAGACACCTGCGCTACAGAATCTGATTCTGAGTGCTATGAATACCACTACAGCAGCAGTACCTCGTGCAGTCGAGATCAGCGGTCTAACAGCTAAAGAGACAAGCGATCTTCAGTCAGCAAAGGAATGGCGTGGTATCTATCAAATCGCACATGGCGTACCAGTGACACCATGTTCTCTTGATCGTATTGCAGTTCGTGGACTTGTCGAACGCGCACGTGACCTTTATCAAAAGGGTTACAAGACGATGAATATGCCTTCTATCGTTCCTGCTGATAAGCGTGATTGTTTCTCCGACGAAATCAGAGCGCAAACAGGAATATCAACGACTGGTGGAAGTGGCAAGATTTCTCCAGTGTTCTTGATGGGCGTAGCTGGAGCAGCAGGTCTCGCATATTTCGCATTGAGGAAGTAAATGTATATCCCGAATAACACGATGGACACATCACGACGCTATAGCTCTAGCTATAATGGCAAGAATAAGAGCAACATTCGGTTGGCAGGTTCTTGTTGTCCGACCAGAAAGTGTGGATGTGGGCGTTATGGAAAATGTGGCTGCGGTGGATCACAACCTCGATACAACGCTGTGACACCAGGAGCAGCATCAGGACAGACAGCTACAATGATGATGCCTAACATCGTTATCAACGTGCAAAGTGGTAATCGTCGATCAAACGACTACACAGACGCTCATAACGCAAGCACATCGTACAGTCCTCAATCATCTGAGAACAATCCACTGTACTTCGCACCTACGAGTAGTGAACAAAATCCATTCTATACATCGTATGAGCATGGCGGTAACTACACGTCAGGTAGATACAGTAAGGATGCAGACGTTATTGCACCACAAGAGCCAGAAGTGCTGCCTATGATCCTATCGCCACGAGCAAAACAAGAAGCAGTTGATCGCAACATCAACCTCGGTGTAGCTCCTGAGCCTGTTGGTCGGGCTTTTCCTGTCGAATTTCCATAATAGGTATCAAGATGTACGCTAATCCTAATCCATCACAACTCTACGCACAAGGCAAAACGCTTTCTGGTAGCGACTTCATGCCTACGACGTTTACACCGGGTACGCTTAAGGCAGATTCAGTCAAGTATTGGGGAGATACAAAGAATCCTTTTCCAAAAGGAAAGATTAGTATTCCTGGTACAGTAGATCAGTATGATCGTGCAGTACCATACGTTGAGTATGCTCCAGGTAATGAAAACAGAAATATTTACCTGCAACAAGATGGTCAGAAGCAGCAAAATGCAACAACAGAGCAAGAAGGTATGTCACCGTGGCTCTGGGTAGCGATCGCAGCAGCAGGCGGACTTGTACTATACTACGTAATTAAATAAAAGGAATCACAATGTATTGCAACAAGATGCCAAAAACAGGCATGAGCAATCGTTACAGTAGTATGTCAGGTCTTTCAGATGCTACCTACAACGATCAGAAGTACACATTTACCTTCCCGCAAGACCTTGCAAACGCATTAGAAGCAGCAAGTCGCTTTCTTAATGCTAACTCCAATGGTCAGGTAGGTACATACACAGTAGCAAATGCACCACAATATCCAGCGGTGTATCAGATCAACAATAAGCTCTACGCAGTCACACAGTACACGGATAGCATTCCGCAACTAGCGCGACGTGTATTCGGCCCAGGTCAAGGTCTTGTATGGACACCAAGTGCTTTACAGCGTGGTATTGAGTTTCTTGCGGTAGGTGAGATCGTAGCAAAGACTACATCAGTAACACCGAAGACACCTGATACAGACTGTCCACCTCCAGACAACTGTACTGAGAAGTGGGTAGAAAAGACACTCTACGTCAGCTCCAAGCCAAACAAGGATGCTATCGAGATTCCAGTAGCGTTCAAGAAATTGGTTTGCGAAGGTGAATCAACTGAAGATCCACAAGTTGACTGCGAAGAATTGCTCAAGGCTCTTCAAGAATCGGTCAGCGAAGGTCAAGTTCCTGGTATGGTCAACGGACTCGGTGCTGTACCAGCAAATCTTCCACCAGATTGGTGTAAGGACTGTGAAGAAAAGCTCGTCAAGGCATCTGCTTACGTTACAGACTATGCAGTTAAAGGATCAAAGCCTTTTAAGGTAAAGGTAAAGGTTCTTGTCTGCGAAACATCGGCAGATCCTAAGATCGACTGCGAAGAAGTTGTCAAGGCTCTTGGCGCAGGTCTACGTTCTAAGAAGTCTAAGACAGTCAACGGATTGTCTGAAGCAACGATTGACACATCAAAATCTTCTGATTCTAAGTCTTCAGGCAAGGAGTTTGACGAAGAAGAAAAGCGTCTGACCCCTGAAAAGCAAGTACAAGCTGCTGGTTTCCCTTGGTGGATGTGGCTGGTTCTTGGTGGAACAGCAGTGTACGCTGCGCGAAAACTGTAATCTCTTTTACTAATCACTATTTACGGAGTAGTGCTATATGGCACGCAAGTTTACTCTTCAGATCAACTCGAATCTGAAGCACTCCATGTCAAAGCAAGAGCTGACCGATGACCTTTCGGCAGTACTTGCAGCAGCGACATGGGTTCTGCCCTCAACTCTCTTGAACCTGAATGGCTATGCAGGTCTCGGAGTCGCGTTCGCATCGACATGGGGCATCGGTGCTTTGTTCAACATCCCAGGTCTTCGCCGTGCAGCGTGGGCATTGGGTGCGGTTCATCTTGCTTATACAGCAGGTCGCAAGCCAATCGAAGATTTGCTTGGACAACCTCTCTGGCGCATGGATGAAACAGCTACAGTAGTAGAAGCAGCACCAGCGTCAACGACTACTGGTGGTCTCGCAGCAGCTATGCAAGCAGGCGCACGTATGACACAACTGCCAAACGGCACATACGCACCTAGCTATGATGGTATGATGGATCGTTTTGCACCAGAGTATGCTTCGACAGGTCTCGAAGGCTATAGCGATGGTTACGATTCACCAAATGCTGTAAACAATGCTCCAATGTTCTCATCTAGCCCATTCTAAGCTAGATAACTCAGTCACTAATTATTATTCATCATTTACAGGGTAATTGCGATGTCGCAAATCGTTCCTGATGGTTTCGGACTACCACCAGCTGGTGCCACCGTCCAGAATACATGGGCTATTGGTCATGACGCGGTTCTGATCAATCCAGCCACAGCTCTTGATTCGTCGTACACATTCTTTGATCAATCAGCATCGAAGAGTACGACTTATCGCACGAGCGTTCTTTCAGTACTTGCACAACAACGTGCAGTGTACATCAAGGCTCTTCAGCTCAACCACAACCTTGCGTTCGCTGCAAACGAAAGCGAGCCAGCAGGTTCACAGACTGAAGGCTTTAACCGATTCTCTTTTGTCCAGATCACAATTCTTGGCAAGAGCGAAGACCGCTTCACACTTGAGGATCTCGTACCATTCTCCTTCATCAACGTGCAGGGAACGGTAACAGCTCAACTCAAGTACGCTCCGATTTTTGTTCTTCCAGAGCCAATCGAAGTTCCAAAGGGTGGTGACATTCAGATCACTCTTCTCCCGAACTCTGGCTACACGACAGCAGCATCGGCAGCAACAAATCCTCACCTTCCAAACGCTGGCTTCACGACATCAAACCGTGGATTCAACGTTACGCTGAAGTACTGGGGTGCTCAGAGCCGTCCAACTGCCTAATGCAGTTTGGATTGTTGTGGGTATCAGCTCAATCGGCCTACAACTCAACATCGCTATCAACAACCGTGGCGGATCGGATAACATCCGCCACGGTGATAGCGGTAAATTTCCTAACCAACTGAAGTATTATGGAACCGATTACTCTAATCCCAGCGTCGAATCTTTACGTGTGGACGCTGAAGAACAACATCGTATCAGCGTCAACACCAGCAGATACGACTTTCAAGACACCAGGATTTGATATTGATGTGGTATCGGTTCGAGGTGCGTTTTATAACACCACGGGTGCTATCCTTCCAACCAGCACAAACCGTGATAAAATCATGCTGCAAATCGTAGCTGGTGATACGTCAGCGCAACTTGCATCTACAGCAGCAGATGTATTTGGCTTCTTGTCTATGTGGTATGATTCTAACAACAACGTGCCACAATTCACACTTGCAAGCAATACAAACTACCAAGTTGTTTTCTCTGTTGATACGTCAACGGCAGTATTCGGCGCAACATATCCGATTCGCTGCGAATTGCAGTTCATTGGCAAGAAGAAGCAATAATAGAGGCAACAATGCTCGACCACAATCGAATCGAGAAACTTCTCCAAACCCCGGTGTATGACATCCGCACGGCATACTGGTTTTCAACGACGGATACAAATCCGACGTTTCAAGAAAACTGGGTTCCTGATGCCAATGCTGGATATTGGCAGACTAATGGGAGTGGAATTGTCGAGCATGACAACCTATCTCAAATGCCGACGAGTCCAGGCTCAGACGCATTGGCAGCAAGTCCGTATAGTACACGGCTTAGACCAATGACTGATACGCGCTATCTGCAAACAGCGAGTAAGGTTGTAGTCACAAAGATTCACTTCCGCGCATACGACCATCGTCTGCCAGGCTCTGCGTATCAGGACGCTGCAACAAACACGGCGATTGATAACAGTCTTTGCACCTATAGCAGCTATGTAGTGTCACGCTTCCGTGATGGACTTATCAGCGACTGGTCAAACAACTGGTTTCGTCCAGCGTTTATCATCGGTGGTGTCAACATTCTACGTGACTTGGCTCTTCCAGCTATCGGTTCAACGGACGAGTTTGGCAATCTCTTGACATACAATCTTGGTGATATGTCTGTTGGTATTCCATGCCCGTGGGAATTCAACGATATGTATGCTGTGATCAACAACTCAGACGGTCAACAAGTCGTTACAGCACCACAAGTCTATGCACAACTTGTTCAGTATATTCCAGATACAGGACGATATGTGCGCTATCCAGTAAAGTGTATCGCAGAATTTGCAGTAGCACAAGGTGATCGTTAATAATGGCACTGACATCAAAGCAAGTAGCCGAACTCGCTAATGCAGCAGTTGAAACAATGCGCCCACGTTTCAAGAGCATTGATCCTAAAATGTGGAAGCGTGTACTTGTTGCACTCGCCTGGCATGAATCTAAGTTCGATCCAAAGGCTAAGAACAAAAAAAGTTCTGCACGAGGACTAATGCAGATTCTAAAAGGCACACAACTGGACATAGAGCGTCGTTTGCGTATGACACCACAAAGTAATGACAAGCTCGATGATCCAGGCTACAGTATGCTGTTAGCATCGTACTACTTGGCATGGTTGTACATCAACAAGGCGAAACGCTCTTGGGATCGTGCGATCGTAGCCTACAATCAAGGTCATTACAACCTTTCACAAGCTGGAGAAACCTATCGACGCTTGATTTGGAAGGCTTACAATGAGCAAGATTGGAATCAAACAAGCCCTTTCGCATAACTATTAGGAAGCCCCTCCTATGAGCCTCAAAGAAATTATTGCTGAGAAGAACGGTACGGAAAAGCGCAAGAATCGCGTTAATCCTCTGCGTTTTCGCAAAGACGTACAGTATGAATATGGTGAGCTGGTCAAAGATTCGGCACTGGATAACCCAGAATGGCGAGTCAAGCCAGTTATTCGCCCAGGTCAGTACTTCTTGGATAAAGGCTGTAGGACGATCCCTGAGTATCTGGACACAAATCCAGACGCACTTCGTCCTGATCGCATCTTTACGTTCTACATGATCGGTATTGGTGGTCGTCGGACGTACTTGTATCAGCAAAATCCTGGCGTTCCACAAGCACCAGAAGCTCAAGGCATGGCAGTTATGAACGATCAAATCTCTGCTGTTCCTGCTCACATGACAATTCCACAAGCTGAACAACCACAAGATCAATCACAACCGATTGATTTGTCGATGATCGGCACTATGGTACGTGAATCGCTTGAGATTGTTAAAGAGACAAACAGAGACCTTACACGTCAACTTGAACAGTTCCGCACTCAAGAAAGCAATATGCGTCAGTACTACGAAGAACTCGTAGCAGGGATGCAGCGTGAATTGATCCAGACGAAGCAGGCTCTCGAAGAAGCTAAGGCAGAAAAGAAGGCCGTTGAGGATGAATACAACATTCGCAACGAGTATCAGACCCAGGTTAACGGATTGCAGGACAAGATACGCGCAGATGAAGGCAGCCTAGGACTACGTGACATCATCGGCATACTGCCTCACGTGATGCCTCTGATTACTCAGCTCTTCAACCGACCAGCGCAGCCACAGTATGTTCCTTACCCTACTAGCGGTAACGGTTATCCTCCTATGCAAGCAGGTGTCCCGGTGAATATGCCTGGTACGCCACAAAACGGAGCTTATCCGACGATGCAGACAATGGGCAACGGTATGCAATCGGTAAATCCGAATATGCCTACAGCCAATGTTGTGTCGAAGGAGGCCTAAATGCGTACACTCAACCGAACCGTTCTGGCTAAGGACTTGCCTGATTGGGCAGTAAAATCCTTTGAGAATATCGACTACGATTCACTGAATAGCCTAACACGAGTATCGTTGCTTGCAAGCCTGAAGATGTGGTGCAATTCGCAACCACAGCGCAGAAGCAACTACGATGCTGTAGAGAAGTCTACGCCTATCCCACAAGATTTGGCTAACGTGATCAACATGGTAGACTTCAACAAGATGACTCGTGAATCAACGATGATCGCTAAATCTTTTCTTACAAATCAACTATGGCTTTTCGCACCAAAGTACAAGGGCTAAAGCAAGTCGGACACATCGTGATCCGTATTCTTGCTGCTGCTGGAGTGCTTTGGGGTAGTCTAAGCCTTATCTCAGCGTGGTAATTATGTCAGATAGCCGTCACATTCGTCGCAACCTGCGTTCTTTCCTCCGTATTTCTGCTCTGCTTGCTACAATCATTGTAGTAGGCTCCGTGATCGGGGACTCAGAAGCTATGCGTGTGCTGTTTATCGCTGCACAGGCCGTATTTGCTACCACTGCGATCGCTACAATGGCTCAATGGGCGTTCACTAGCCTGAATTTCACTGAGCAGCGGTGCAAGCAGTACGAAGAATCCGTTGATGAAATCATTGTCGCAGCCCGTGTACGAACACTGGGCATGATTTACATTGGAGTGTCGATTGTGGTAGGCCTGGTCTACTTCGCGACCTACAGGGGCGCGTTCTGATGGACTTTCGTCGCCCACTGAAGCAAATACGCCTTGCAATGTACATCATTGCAGGGCTTTTAGTGCTTTTGTGGGGTACAGTCATGGCTATCGCATCTGTTCCTCGCTACTCGGCTCAAATGCCGCCTAAGTATGTTGAACAGGTCATAAAAAATGGATTATCCGACGTAGGGAAAATCGAATATACTGGACGCAACGACGGCAAGCATATTGACAGATATGCACGAACCGTTGGTATGCCTTTAGGTTCGGCTTACTGCTACGCTGCTATCTATACCTGGTCTAGCGATGCAGCTCATTGCCAGGCACTTGGCAACCCACTTCCTCGTACTGGCTCGACACAGACGGCATTCACTGTCGCTTCTAAAACATTTGCAGCCTCTAAGTACACGTCGGCTCGTCGTGGGGACATTCTGATATGGCGCATACCACGTAAGTGGCTTGGTCATGCAGCTCTTATCACTCGTGTACGTCCAGATGGTCTGCTAGAGACGATTGAGGCTAACACATCACGCGGTGGCAGTGGTGACCAGCGCGATGGTGGTGGCGTATGGACTAAACGTAGATTTATCAATCGAGGACTCGGACGTATGATCGTCCGTGGTCTTATCGGAATAGGCGCATAATGGAAAGAGGCATATTTGTCCCGATGATGATTCCTGCCTTCCCAGACAACCCTTGTGGTGGTGGTGGGACAGGTACGGTCACGTCGGTAGCACTTACGGCTCCTGCGATTTTCGCAGTGGCAAATAGTCCAGTGACAACGGCTGGATCGCTGGATATTACGCTTGTTAATCAAAGCCCGAACCGTGTATTTGCATCTCCTACGACGGCTCCAGCAGCTCCACCGACGTTCAGGACGCTGGTAGCTGCTGATCTTGGCACTGGTACGGCTACAGTCAACACGGTTCTTCGTGGTGACATGACCTGGGGTGACGCAACTGCTATTGTAGGCTGGACACCAAGCCTCAATACAAGCTCGCCTAACAACACCGTAAACGCTTCGCGCTTGCTTGTCAATAGCACAAGCGTCAATGGCGATGCGGTGATCCAGCCTAAAGGCACTGGGGCATTGATTGGTGATCTGCCTGATGGCACGTCTGCTGGTGGCAATAAGCGAGGTACGTATGCAGTGGATTTACAGCTTGATCGTACCAATGCTAATCAAGTTGCTTTAGGTAATTATTCAGCTCTGATTGCTGGTTATCAAAATCGTGCAGAGGGTGTGTACTCAGCTGTTCTCGGTGGTGTGTCCAATTTTGTTAATGGATCATCGAGTATTATTCTTGGTGGATCTAGTAATACGATCGCATCAAACAGCGGAGCCATATTGTCTGGTTCTAGCCATAGCATAACAGCTGAATTTGCAACCATTGTCGGCGGAGGCGGAGGCGTTGCTAACGCATACAATCAAAAGGTATATTCTGCCGCAGCTGGTCAGGCAAGTGGGACGAGACAGCAGGAGGAATACATTGTCACTCGCTCGACAACTTCTGGTATTGATGGTAATACCTTAGTAGAATTGACCTGCAATGGTTCTGCTCCGTTATTTGCAAGCACTCCCAATCAAATAAGCGTTAGCAATAATGCCGTATATGCTTTTAGGGGTATAGTAGCTGCCTATGGAGCAGACACAAATGCTGGTACAAGATACACTTACTGCGCTGAATTTAAGGGAGTTGTCCGTAGGTTGAACGCTGCGACTATCACCTTAGTCGGTTGTCCTACTGTAACTGTTTTAGCAGATGATAGTTCATCAAAACTTGTATTTGATATACAGGTTGATACAGTTAATAACGCGCTAAGGTTGCTAGGACAAAATAATGTTGGCATTAATGCCTATGGCGTTTGGAACGCGCACGTTCAACTCACTAAAATTGGCTTCTAATCATGCCTAAAGTAAATTACGTTCAGCCGTGTGGCGGATCTGACATTACTATTACGTACCCTTCGACGAGCGGTACGCTTGCACTGAGCGGTGCTGGATTGACTGGTTTCATTCCTTCGCAGAACACTGCTGCTCCGAATAACACTGTAAACGCATCACGTTTGCTTGTCGATGCTACAACTGCAAATGCTGATATAGTCTTGCAGCCTAAAGGATCGGGTGCATTCTTAGCACAGCTGCCTGATAACGCCACTACGGGTGGTAACAAGCGTGGTTCGTATGCAGTTGATTTGCAAACCCAACGTACAGCTGCTAACCAAGTCGCTGCTGGTAATAATAGCGTTATTGGTGGTGGTTACGCTAATCGTATTGACGGTCTGGGTACGGCAAGCGTTATTGCTGGTGGTAACTCTAACTTGCTACAGAACGCTGGTTATTCATCAATTCTTGGTGGTAACGCTAATGCGGTTTATGCTCAAAATTCATCCGTTGTTGGTGGTTCAGGAAACTATTGCAATAATCAATACTCTTCGGTCTTGGGTGGTTTTACTAATGCCAACCAAGGATATGTCGCTACTCTTATTTCTGGTGGCAACAATACAATCAACTCAGGTGCAGATTACGGATTGATTGGCTCAGGTACTAATAATAACGTTAACGCAGCGTATTCAAGTATCATCAACGGATCATCAAATAACAACAGCGCATCATACGTAAGTATAGTCACAGGTCAATTTAATACAGCATCCACGGGTTCTTCTACCTATGGTCTTATCGCTGGTGCTTCTTGTGGCGTTTATCACGAAGGTGGGATAGCATTTGGTGTTGCGGCGGGTACAACTACAAACCACCAAAAAGTTTGGAGTTCAGGACTAGCTACTGGCAATTCAGGGGACGTACAACAAGCCGAGCATCATTTGTACACAACGACCACTAATGGATCTAATGTAAATCTGACCATTGGAGGAGCCACGTTATCAAATACAACGTCTGTAGCGGTTCCCCTGAATGGCACATTTTTATTCAAGGCTATTGTTTCTTGCAAGAGGTCTCCGACTTCTACAGCTGACTTTGGAGCGTGGGAGGTAACTGGTCTAGCAGTCAATCTTGCTGGTACAGTTACACTCTTTGGTACAACCGTCACTATTATCCACAGAACAAACGGCGGATACACGGTGAATGCCGTCGCAGACAACACAAACAAAACTGTCAATATCGTAGTACAGGGTGTTGCTGGTCATACTATCATTTGGTCGGCCTACGTAAACACTATTCGTTCAGTAACTGCATAAAACAATGGCACTTGTAACACCAATCGTACCAGCGGAAACAACTGCTCCAGCCGTCGAAGCACAGATGGTATTCGTCAATACTACATTTGGAGAAGGCGAGCAATATGCTAACGGTCTTATCAATCTGTTTGATGAGAACGGCAATCTCGTACAATCATCTACTGTAGGCTACACAGAGGAAGAACTTGCTGACTGGGGTACGGACGATGAGTACGTCCTTACGCTCGGCCTACAGAAACTCGGTTATCAACCCGTTTAATCACTAATCATAGAGAAGCCCCTATGACTAAAGAACTTTCTTGCACGATCGCGGACGCACAAGCTATCGCTAACGCCTACAATGCCTTGTCTCGATATGAGCTACCGTGTGCCACCTCGGTGGCTTTCAACGTTAAGCGTATCGTTGACAAGGTACAAGAGCTTGAGAAGCAGCGTATCGACATTCTGATGGATGGATGTAGCCTCACGGAAGACGGCAAGCCCCTTTATCGGGTCTACCAACTTGAGACAAATAGCCCAGTGGATGCAGATGCTCCAGCTACAGACGATCTGTCGAGCATCACGATCACTGATGCACAGTATGTAGGCTATGCCTTCGATACTGATGAGATCAGGGAACGCAACGACAAGCGAGTTCGTGAGTTACTTGAGAAGCCAGTTTATTTCGGTTTGCTGTCTGTCATTACAACGGACGACCTTCAGAGCGTTACGATGCCAGCGCAAATTCTATTTCCCTTGTTGAGCTACGGTTTGGTCATTGAGCAAGAGCATAATGGATAGCAATTCTACAGTCTTTGAGCTGTTGTGGTCTCTCGTACAGTCGATCGCTACGGCACTTCCTATTGCTGGGGGTATCTACATGGCTTGGGTTAAGCACACCAAGATGATGGTAACGTCCTTTACGGACGTTATTGCTGCTGCCGTTACACGTCGCGACGACTGGCACGACATTCGTGCGCGTATTGACGTAATCGAGGAACGGCAGCATGAAGATGCGGAAACCCTACGACGTATCGACGAGCGCATTGACGAGATTTACAAACTGCTGATCAAGTCCCGATAATGGTTCCTGTTAAGACTATAGAAGAAGTAGCAGCTGAATGGTACGCTCGTAACTGTGTAGAGGAACGAGCTAATCGTGGAGTATGCGTAGACAAGATTCACGAACTATTCGATCCTAAGTGGATCACAAACAAACGCGCTGAAGCCTGGTGTGCGAAGTTCGTATGGGTTGTCTATGAAGAGGCTGCACGTCGATCTGGAGTCAAGAATCCACTGCCTCGGACGGCTGGAGCGCGTTTAATGCGCGATATGTCCATCAAAGAAGGTTTACGAGTCGATAAAAAGCCACAGGATGGTGATGTTTTCTATCGTACATCGGAATCTCCCGGCTCAAGTGGTCACGTTGGTATCGTTACAGATGTAAAGGCTGATGGCATTACGACTGTAGAAGGCAACTTGAGCAATCGAGTTGCCTATTACCATTACGATTGGGACAAGATCGAGTCTCCTAAGTGGAACTTCAGCTTCATTCACGCAGCGGACGATTCACAAAGTGGCAGCGGTACTGTGTTAGCAAGCACAAACGGGCTTCTTGGGCTTGTCTTGATCGGTACTGCTGCCCTTTGGTATTTCAATAGGAAGAAGTGATCGTTACGATGCGTCTAACACAGACACATATTACGATCCTTTTGATGCTTGCCGTATTATTTCTCGGCATTATCCTCGGTCGTTGTAGCACTGACCTAGGTCACAGAGTCATCGTTGAGGAAAAGACCATACCAGTTCAGGTACGAATCCCTCAGATTGAGATACAAAAGACGGTCGATACAATACGAATCGTTCACACAAGCCCTGATAGCGTGGCTATCCAGCGGCTTATTGGCGTTCGTGATAGCCTTCGCAAAGAGCTTGCCAAGCGTAATGTCGGGGTTTTATTTGGTCTCGATACCATCACACGCACCCGTGATACGATCCAAGTGACCTGCGATGAGATAGCTCGTCGGGTTACGGCTCGAATTCGCTTTGGTGTGCGTGATACGGCAGTCAAATACCTTGATACAACGATGCACCTACCTGCTAAGAGCGCAAAACTGGGGCTTTCAGGTGGTTTCGGAGCTGCAATAGTCCTGGAGAACAACATACCAGTGCTGAGACCAGCAATTTTCGTTGGAATAACATATTCTCTTTTCAACTTCTGAGATTACAATGCGATATTCTAATACCTATGGCCTAAAAGGACTTGGTTACACTACACTAAATGATTGTGGATGTTCTGATACTACACTAAGTGGAATCAATAAGAATATAGATGATGTAGTTGATGCTATCAATGATAAGTATGACATTTGGGTCGTTGCAATCGAGCGCAAGGATCATATTATCATTGACAGCCTAGACTTAATGGATGAAAAGCGCAACGTAGGCCTCGAAGAGAAGGTTATTAAAAAGGTAATGCGTTATGCTAAAAATCAAAACAAGCAAGTTTTTGTCAATCCTCGAACTCCATTTTTCTACGGCGGTAAGATAAACAGCAGTCGATTTTGGAAATCTTTGGGCTTCGTAGATAACAAGTATCGCTTCAAGGATCGTTATACATTCGTGTATATCCCATAAAAATGAAATCAATCAACTTTCAGAATGTGAGGTAACAATGGGCTACGGACGCTCATACGGAATGTCGGGTACGGCTGTACCTGAATGGCAACAGGGTCTGAAGAAGTGCAAAGAGACAATGAGCTGCACGAAGGGTCGCTGTATGTCGTACGATGGCGCAGTGAACAAATGCACTTGTGTCAAATGCGATTCTGAACTGGTCAATAGGCCTAACTCTGGCATTACTCCTCGCTACTCCAGTAGCGACAATATGCCTGCGCGTTTTGGCAAGGTGACCGGGGTAAATGGCCTCGGTGAGAGCTTCCTCGAATCCATCGGTAACGTAGCGAACCTGGCGATCATTGGACTCGCCATCTACGGTGGATTTTGCCTGGCAAAGAAATTGTAATGCTTTTTATTCACTTTTACAGGAGCCATAAACATGGCTGCAAAGAAGAAGACGGCAAAGCGTATGTCGTCGAAGGCAAAGCGCAGTGCTGCTGCTAAGAAGGCATGGGCAACACGTCGCAGGAATGCCAAGAAGACAACAGCTAAGAAGGCTGTAAAGAAGACAGCTCGCAAGGCTACAAAGAAGGCAACACGCAAGTCGGCTGCTAAGAAGGCAGGACGCAAGCCAAAGCCTTCTAAGGCTTGCTCGGTTGCTGGTCGCAAGCTGGTTCGTACAGGTGCAACGAGCGCAGCTCGTCGCCTTGCTACTAGCAAGCGCAGTGGCGGTTGCAAGTAAGTATCGCTACGGTTTAAGGGGGTGTATGTTTACACCCCCTTTTCCTATTTTGTGCCAACGTCAAACACGGTCATAACTGATGAAAAAACAACATCGCAACAACATCGACAGTATGCTCATGCGCCTTTGCAAGATCAAGGCTCGCAGTAAGGGGTACTATTCAGATGAGCCACAATACAAATCGTATTGCACCAAGCTATACAACGCTACAAAAGAAGGCAAAGGTATAGCTGGTCTGGCTGGTGATGCTAACAATGAAGCCACTGCTGAACGTCTCACCAAGCTCTTCAAGGCCATAGGATTCCCCTATCGCGTCGAAGCGTCTGGCAAGTTCCTAGACTTCTATGACCTGAATCCTGATGCAGAAGATCCTATTTTGTTTGACGATGATGCGGAAGACGTTTTCTACGATCAATTTGGCAAGGTTGTCAACTTTAAGGTATTGATTAGCCAGTTTTACGATCGTGATGAAAAGGTCAAGGCTTATGTAGAAAAGAACTTGTCTTCTAAGCGTCAAGCAAAAAAGACAGAGCCAAAGATCGAACGCGAAGAAGAAGCAGTTGAGGCTGAAGAAAAGGTCGAGATGCCAAAGCCTGTTCGTAAGACAGCAAAGGCTAAGGTCGAGAAGGTTGTAGAGCCTACGATCGACCCAAAAGAAACCGAAGATGAACAGGTAGTAGAGGCCAAGCAGATAAAGCCTAGTAAGAAGACAAAGAAGTTTGACGGTCAACTAGGTGGTCTCAACTACGAAGTTCTAACACGAGATGAGTGGTTGCAAGAATATGAACGTGCAACCGACGGCTATAAAATGGCAAAACGCGATCGTCAGGTGCTTATATCTCGTATTGAGCAAATGAGCGGTGCGGAGCTTCAGGAAAAATTTGGTGATTCGTTTATCAGTTCTACTGAAAATTCCTTTTACAGTGGCGATAGAGAATGGGTCGCTAAGTGGGCTTTGCGTATCGAGGAATTAGGTATCGTCACAATTACAAGTGCAAGGCGATATTCAGACAATGACTCAACTAAGTTTCCTGAATCCTTCCTAAAAACTAATAGGTGGGAAATCAAATTGTTGCTTGAGCCAAAACAATCTTCTATAACAAAGTTGCAGTGCGATCACGCATCGCACTTTTTTGGTGATACATTCTTTGGTCAAAAGGTAGAACAACCCTTTTATGGTTGCCAAGAAACTAGTTCGTCAACGAAGGAGACACCATCTAAACCAGCTAATCCATATAGCATCTTCGATGTAGCTGTAAATGCTGACGCTTGGAGTGATAAGACTGGTAAGTATGTATGGTATTTGCTTACTGTCGAAGACTCTTACCGTATATGGAAGAACGCTGGTGGTGCTTTATATCCTCCTACCAAGGTCGCCGAATCTGATGACATTGGTCAATGGAATAAACTCAAGGATTTCTTTGGCAGTGAACCATTTGAGGCAACACAAAATAATCGAACATACTACCACTATCCTGTTGTTTTGGCGTTTCTAGGTTCTGGTACTCTTTATGAAGATACTCCACCTTGTCTATTCGGATTTTCATTTCATGAACTAGACAATGACAGAGTAACTTTCTACGTTCATTCTTATCCATTCGCCGATTCTTTTGGCGGTAAAAGATTCATTGATAGTGAAAAGCATATACTTAATGACTGCTTGAGTCTTCAATCATTTTTGAGTCACGTTGATATTGACATGAGTCTTGTGTCACCATGCAAAAAGCGTCGTAAAAGAATGAAAATTGAAGAAAAACTGAACGACTGTACCTCATGTGGTAATGATTCATCACTGAGCGATGATCAATCATTTGATGGACTCATCGACCAACTCATTGAGGAGCATGACATTGATCTTGATGTATATGATTATGATGATTACATCATTATCAGTCGTATCGTTGTACCTAAAAACAAGCGTAATGAAGGTATTGGAACCGAAGTCATTGAGAAAATCCTGGAATACGCTGACGATAATGATAAAGACGTTTTTGTAACTCCTACATCTGATTTTGGTGGGAGCATGACACGTCTTACTAAGTTCTACAAGTCTTTTGGCTTTGTACCTAACAAGGGCAAATACAGAGACTTCCGCACTCGTGAGACCATGATTCGCAAGAATAGTACGCTCGATGATCATACCGAGGATATGCCTACGCTTTTCTCCGGCAGCAATAATGTAGATCTTGGCAAACTTGAAAACGATGATCGTCACAAGGCTCCTTATCGTGATGATGAAGGGTTTTTCAGCCCTGCCCACGATGTTTCCAAGGCATTTCCTGGTATCTACTCGATGTCGTTCTCGAAGGCACTCAGAGAGTATGGCACGGGCAACGATTCAGACCCTATGGCACTACAGATTATCCGTAACATACAGGACAATCCTGATGCTAAGGTGAAAATCTATCGCGCAGTCGAGAAGGGTTTGCAGGATAACATCGCAGACTTAAAGCAAGATCGTAAGTACATAAAGCGTAATGGCTCTGTTCCACCTTGGGCAGACGTACCTCCTCATTCAGCGGAGGAGTATTCAGCCTTTGTCGATTCACAGATTGACAATCTTGGTTCGGTGGAAGGTGCTACGATCCAGGCGAGTATCAATCCAAATGAATGGGTAACGATTACTCGACAGTACGCTGTAGATCATGGCGAGTGTTGTGTTCCCGGTGGATATACGATTTTGACAAAGACAGTAAAGGCTAAAGACCTTTTTACTGAAGGTAACTCGATCCATGAATGGGGCTACGATCCAGGAAACGATACAGGCCTACGTGATCAATCATTTATGCCTCCGAAAGACGTACAAGAGGAAGCAGAACGTGGTCTCGAATGGCGACGTGAGTACAACCGAGGTGGTACTTCTGTAGGTGTTGCGCGAGCAAGAGATTTGTCTAACGGCAAGTCTGTTAGCTATGATACGGTCAAGCGTATGAAGGCTTACTTTGACAGGCATTCGGTAGATAAGGACGCTCAAGGATTCCGTCAGGGTGAGCCTGGCTATCCTAGTGCTGGTCGTATTGCATGGTCTCTTTGGGGTGGTGATGCTGGCTATCGCTGGTCTAAGTCCATCGTAAGCAAGCAAGGTCTCGGAGAAATAGATTCCAACGATCAACTTTCAGGCAAGGTGCTGGACACCCAAGAAAAAGAGCAAAGCAAAGAGGTTGCACCATTGACGACTCAAGAAGTTATCAATATGGATCCACCTCAAACGCTGCCACTGAAGGGTGAGATGCGAGATTTCCTGAGTAACCTATTGGCAAAGTTCAATATGCTGATTTGGGGTGGTGCTGGTAGTGGCAAATCGTCATTTGTGCTGCGTTTGGCTAATGAACTTGCTGAAACAAATACAGGTCGCGTTCTTTACTACATGACCGAGGAAAAGGTTTCAAGCGGTCGTCTCAAGGCACGTATGGACTTGATGAAGGCTTACAGTGATAACGTCAACTTCGACGATCACGGTACTTTCGATCGACTGACTGCTCTGGTCAATACTGGTATGTATCGTTATGTGATTGTTGACTCAATCAACATGATCAACGTCGAGCAACAACGTATCGTAGACTTAATGCAGACATTCCCAGAAGTGAGCTGGATTTTCATTGCACAAGCCACTAAGGGAAAGAATGCCTACGCTGGTATTCAGTCCTTGGCTCATGCTGTAGACACTGAAATTTCAACTGCGAACGATAAAGGTACAGCGGTAGCGGAATTGAAGAAGCACCGTGACGGTGCGCTTAAGACTCATACGATCTTTGGTAGTACTGGTATGCGCGATCCAGGGTGGCAAGCACAATGGTAAGAACTCCATGCGATCCTATTGACTGCTATGAAATTGTAGAGTCGATCGTCTTGTACGCTGGATATGAGCCTGCGTATGACGCAATACAAGTACCTGTTTCAGTAACACTCATGCCTACAATACATGACGAATGTGAGTGTCCTGGTGAAGAGTTTGCTACGTTGTATGTAACAGACTATTATCGTCCTTGCACCAAGGCTTTTACGGTTCCAGTCCGTAGAAGAATCTGTCAGGGTTTAAGACTCGATCCACTAACGTGCGAAGAAGCAGTAGAGGCATTAAAAAGGGGCTTGTAAGCCCCTTTTTTTGTATGTTCGAGTATGTTTGATGATTGCCAAACGATAGAGCAGATTGAGCGTCGTAAGCGATCGCTCGTCACAGAGCTACATCCCGATGCTGGAGGCTCCAATGAGCGTTTCCTGGCAATGATGGAGGCGTATGACCGTGCCATAGAGCGCGTCAAGAACCCAGTCAAAAACGAGCCACAAGAGACTTTTCAGGCTCAACCTAACCCTATGCCCCAGTATGGGCATCAAATGCCACCGCAGGCGTTCTATCAGCCTAGCTTAGAGGATAAAATGAACAATCTCTTCACCTTCATTCAGCAAGGTGCAGAGATTGTTGCAAAGGCAGCCGTTGTCTACACGACTGTTATGGATCAGCTCGACGCTATCAAGGTTGAAAAGCGTAAGAAAGCGCGTAAGTCAAAGAAGCGGATTACTTAAAGAGGTCATAATACCTGTACCCCATAGCCTTAAAATGAGTTTTTGCAGCTTCCAATTTTCCTTTGGCTATTCCTTTCGCTTGGACTGCTTTCTTATTTCGCCAATCAGCGTGATGCGTTACATACGCAATGTCGACTAGTGCCTGTATCAACTCAAGAATCAACTTTTCTTGGGTCTTGCTGTATGACTCTGCCGCATCTAATCGCTGCATTAGGTAGATGTCCCTATTTGACTGCATTTCTGGTGATCCCATCATTGCTTAGGCTCCTGGGTAAGTAATTCGTTGTATCGCTTTTCTAAATCGTTGTACTTCTTTTGCAACTCGATTCTAAGCTCTCTCAACCGTTGGCAACGCTCGAATTCACATTCGTACTCATCCCATGCCTCTTTTACATCTTCCTCAAGACCTTTGATTTTTACGTGAGCCAACAGTAAACGACGATTCAGCTTTTTGTTTTCCTCAATTAGCTTAACGTCAGGTATCACGTGCCATTCTGGTATGCCCATCATACTACATCCTCCAAAACGCATTCTTCATATAGATCGCAAAATTTTTGCGCTAGTTCACGGCATTTAGGATTGCTGGTTTGTATTGCTGGAGGAATGCACATATCTAATTTCTTATCGAGGATATAGATATAGTCTTGTTCCTCAAGTAGCGTAAATCGTTTCTTAATCATCGCGCAAGCTCCTCAGTAAATTGATGATCGTTAAGCCCTGGCACGTGTGCTAAGGGCTTTTTTGTTTTATGGTCGAGGTAAAGGTTCCTCAGCATACGAAACCACTTCGTTCCCAGTGCCTGCTCATACTTCTTTGCGTAGAGGATCTTACAAGGCTTTTCTCCCATTTCAACCTTGCGTAAGTAATGCCTAGTTGTGCCAAGCATTTTTGCTGCGCTTGTGAGACTAACTCCGTACTTCATCCTGATGAAACGTAGCTCATCTCCTTCTACGGGTGTTGTATCGTCCATTTTGCTCATGTGATGCCCATTAGGTTACCAAAAACAACCAGTTAAAAGCCAACAAACAGCCACAAAATAGCCACTGCAATACACCATTGCAAGCTCTATTTTATGGTTTTTGCGTTTTTTATGCCTCGAAACTAAAGGACTTACGTCAATTCGTGGTCGCTAAAACACGTCTTCAGGGCTATTTTCGTCGCGTAAACCGATTCCGTAGAGAAAAGCCTGCTTCCCTCTCACCCATTGTCCTGATTCAGAGACGTAACGACATTGCTCATACTCTTTTTTGCATCCGAATCGAGCGATTACCTCACGAGAAAGTTGATGCGCTGAACGAATGTTGTAGGTATCAGATTCCCAAAGTCTACCTCCCCATTCATCCATCCATTTCTTGTACTCTTTCCAGAGTTCACCAAGTCTGATCTTTTGCGTATCACTGACTACGATCTTCTCAGAAATAAAGACCTCAAGCAAGTTTGCAGTACCTGCCCATATAGATAGAGCCTTATCTCCACGTTCAACTCTTGTAAAAGATCCTTGGTTGCGTAACCTCCTAAGACCATCTACTGCTTTGTTGAAGTGACCAGGCAATTCAGCGAGCATTTTTTTCTCTACTGTTGGATCAGGCTTCTGAATTCTGTACTCGAAGGGCAGCCAAACGATACGCCTGGTAATAGGTTTCAGTGCTTCATGGCTTGAAATCAATGGAGCGCGATTCATACACAGTATCAATTTGGCTGTATTCTCAAATTGTACGTGATCACCAAACTTGACGTTGGTCGAAAGAGCATCACCCCCGGTGAATTGCTTGAGCAAGTCAATATTGTCCATACGAACGGCTGCATCTCCACAAAGAGCCATGCGTTTACCTATCACACTGTATAGGTAAAAGTCTTTGCCTAAATCGCGTACTTGAAATCCTGTCTTAGTTAAGCTATGACCTACTAGTTCATGCAGCAGCCGTTGCACCGTTGACTTACCGTTAGCTCCATCACCAACAAGCCAAAACATCTTGTTTATGAAGTAAGGAGCTTGCAAACAAAAGCCTGCCATCTCCCAAAAGCAGTCAATCCAAGCGTTATCACCCAAAGCATACTGATTCAGGATCTCATCAGTATAGGGACACTGCGCTTGTGCATTATAGTCATACGATAAACTGTATGTACAGTAATGCTCAGAGTCCTGATTGACCGCTTTGTATAGGTCAAGGTCGTATGCTGTATTACGAAGGTTGATCAAATGATGTCGAGAGTTGAAAATGTCTGCTCGTACTTCGCACATTGTAGCGACCAATCCAACAATAGCTCCAGCCATCGAGTCGGTAGCTGTATCACCTATGATACCTACAACGATCTTCTTTACTGTTAGGGTAGTGATTTTCTCCCAGTAGCCAGTCGAATCATTGTATTGATAAAATTGTTTGCGTACTCCTAGATCCACGCAAGCCAGTTTTACCTCCTCAAGCACACAATCTGCCGTTGCAGTGTGTATCAGTTTGTTGCCATGCTCTGTTTGCTTCCAGATACGATCGCTATACTTAGAGGAAAGAGTTGAAAAATCAACTGCTTTGCGTATGCGATCATACGTGTTAGTTCTCTTGACCCCATCATTGAGGGCATCATTAAAAGCAGCATGAAATCTCGATCGTATCTCTTGCTCAAGTTCATCATTGTTATTCGACCTACTAATTGCAAATCCGTCAACGATAGGCAATAACCTATCTCGTACTTGCAATTCTTGCGCTTCGTTTTCTGCTATGAGACGACCAGCAAACCGTGCATACTCCTCAGTGATCTGATAAGCAGAATCAATAGGTGCATCATGATCCAAAAGTCTAAGAGCAGACATCAGCCTATTCGCCAGGTCGTTTAGCTGTATGCCATGTTCCGTCATTTTAGTGCCTTATTTGCTAGTGCGTTGCGTTAGGTGTTGGTATGTGATCATCATTGTTGAGAGACGCTGAAACATATTCTCCATCGTTTGCAGCCAGGCGATGTTGTTTACTGCTATGCGATACTCAGGAAGGTGTGTCGCTGCGTTGATTTCCATCTGCTGTTTGATTGAACTGTACTGAACTAGAGCATGGGAGGCCATTCGAGCAAACTGAGGATCGACCAACAGCGGGAATTTTTCGGCGATTTGCTCCTCATACGTTGTTGGTCTCGTGCCAATCGAAATCAGTTCATTCTTAGTGTCACGTAGAATCGTAATAGCACGACCGATCATTTCATACTCATCAGCCATTCTCTTTACGTCGATGCCCTCTTGCGCCGTGATAACGCTTAAAGGTGCGACGTGATTAGCGGTTAAAACCCATTGCATCATATCGTGCGTCATTGCGGTGCATTGATTTAATACCTCAAGCTCTTTGTTCATGGCTTCTCCAACGTGATTTGTGTGTGCGCTTGTATTGCGTTGCGTAGTTCTTTTTGCTGTTGAGGAGTCAGCTTTGATTTTTCTGGCTCGCCATACGTCACCCAAGATCGAACGGTGTGAATGTTTATACCAGTTTGTCGGGCAATACTTGATAATGCCCCTCGAAAGAGCTTGACTCGCAAGCCATTTGCGTATGCCATAGTAGGCTTTCGTGAATGTGAATGATAGAGGGGTCGCAATTACGGTAATTGATTTGATAGATGGAAGCCCTTTTTTCCACAAGGACTATCAACTTTTGTATAGCAGCGTGTACGCTCAAGGTGCGGAAACCCTATTTGACGGGGTTTCCAGGACATTGTGCGAGTGCGGAAAGAGTGCGGAAAAAAAAAGCGTTTCCGCAGCGACGTTGTAAGTCTATGGCCTGAATAGGTGTTTGTCTATGGATTATTGCGGAAAACACGGGGGAGAATGCGGAAACCTGGCAGGCCTCGAATATCATTGTATGCTTGGTTTCCGCAGGTTTTCCGCAGGTTTTCCGCAGGTTTTCCGCAGGTTTTCCATCAGTGCTAAGTCTTTATATTTCAACTACTTATCTTTTCACCAGTAGCTATGAAACAAGGTAATTGATGAGAAATATTTACCTGGGGTATTGACTATTGGGTTTTGTGGTGTTATATTGCATTTGTCAGTCATTCACAACATTCTCAGGGGTTTCGGTATGTGGGAAACAATGAATATCAATAACTCGCTCACCTATCGGTGTGATGTGTTCATTCGGTACAAAATAGGCCCTAGTAATGGCCTCAGCTCAGTGACACTCTACCAAAAAAATGGACAGTTGATCGGCCTGGAGTTAGGCTACAAAAAATCTTTTGCCATGCAAGAATTATATATCCTCACTGGCCTCGATGCAGCTGCCGATCAGTACCTAGAACAGGCATACCCTATTGACCAGGTTTCTAGAGTTGATTCTGACTATCTGGAGAGTCTGAAAAAAAAGTTTTGGTAAATAGTCAATATTGGCTTATATTGCATTTGTCAGTCATTCACAACAATTCAGGATTTTGACAATGGAAAACACAACACAAACATACTACCAGGTAGGGCAAACTATTCTGGTGGCTTTTCCTGCCCTTAATAAAAACAACACTTTGGAGGAGAATGATCGGCGAATAGCAGAAAACACTCATTCAGAAAAATGTAGAGTATGCCGAGTTATTGAACTCGATGCTGAAGACTATGCCAATATTGGCAATAGCTTACTCGATGACTGTGGGCTTTGGTCAAAAATTGGGGGCAGTACCTTGTATGGTGCAGCTGAAAAAGAATTTGACAAAATGTGTGAGGATCACGGAGTACAAGAAGATCCATACAAATGGATGACTATCCCGGAACTGAGAGAATTTTTCAAGCTACACAGTGTGACAAATGTCGTAGTGGTACTATGTGCAGGCAAAGAGCCTTTTTTTGTCAATACTGAAGGCTATGAGTATGCCAGGTATGTAGGCCGAGAATATCAGCAACAAAACAACCAATAAATAAAACCAAAAGGTACAACAATGGACACAACACAAGAAACAGTAAGTTTCCGCGAGCTTACAATACAATTCTGTGACCTACTCGACGAAATTTGGCCAGCAGTTAAGATAGGTTCAATCGAATTCAATCCGAGTGATGTTCTGCGGAATTGTGATCCGATAGCTTTTCACTGTGAGCTAGTCGACTGGATTAGTTCGGAGGGTTATGAGGAAGTCGAGGACGATGAGTATATCCAAACAAACAACGACTAAAGGGTAAACACATGAAAAGCTATGACCTGGAAACCGCTGTTCCTGATGATATTGTGACACATGACCCAGATTGCACCTGGATCAGAACTTTTCGATCATACGGGGAACTTATAGAAGCATTTGAGTATGAGCTAAACAACTCGATGGCACCTATCGAGGTATGCGAGCTTATTCTAACCCCCACACAAATTCTCAAGAAATTTGCTCCGATAGAATACGACGAGTATTTGGATAACTGGCTCGAAGAGCATGATTATCGACCAGTTGACTCAGATAGAAAATTGTACTTTCGAGACACTCAATATCTAGATTCCTGTTATGGCTCAGTTGGATATAACGAGGGTTACGAATAAGAAATAGACAGAAAACCAGGGGGCAAAAAATGCCCCCTATTTTTGTGCCTATCACAAGGGAGCCAGGAGCCTGGTAAGGGAGCCTGGAGCCTGGTAAGGGAGCCTGGAGCCTGGTAAGGGAGCCTGGAGCCTGGTAAGGGAGCCTGGAGCCTGGTAAGGGAGCCTGGAGCCTGGTAAGGGAGCCTGGA